CCAACACCTTCGCGAACATTGCATTATGCACCCTTTTGGCATGCCTTCCTCCATCAACTCGTGGGACACCCATGGAGCGTGAAGGGGCTAACCCCCCCAGCGCGCGCGCAGGTCTTTCTTGACCATGCGGTTCGGTGGGGCTGCCGGTGGGGTATTGGTGGGGATGTGTCCGCTTGGGACACTTCCTGGACACCCACCACTCGGCTCTTGGTCGCGCAAACGGTGCAACGCTGGATGAAGGGTTATGATGACATGGGCATGCCCCCCGGGGCACCGCGGAGGCTCACGGGTAAATTCCTGGAGATGCTGGCCTATGGACTACACCAGTCGGGGGAGTCGGACAATGGGCCGACGAACGGTATTCTTCACGCTGGCGTGAGGATTGCTGGGCTACGACTAGTGTATGGGGTGGACCCAGTCACCGACCCTGCAGTGCTCATGAAGGTTGAAGGCGATGACGGGGCGGACGTTTTCAATGGGGCGGAGTGCCCATTGAAGGCGAAGCGATACCAACAATGGTTCGCTATGCTGGGCTTTGATGGGTCGCAGGTTCCAGGCGTGGTTGACTGCCTGGCCGCTCCCCACGAACCACCGTTGGAATTTTGCTCGGCCATGATCGGCGGCGGTAGTAAGGGCGCCCTGTCGCTGCCGGTTCAACCACGGGCTTTTCTGCGCTCGCTTTACCTGGCACGGACCTCAGGTGATCTCGCCGGCCTCCGAGTTGCGAAGGCGTGTTCCCTGGCCGTCAGCAGCCCCGGGACTTGGGTCTCAGCAGCCGTTGGCGCTGTCCTGGGGAAAGGGGCATGGCACATGGCGGTGCGGGCCAAGCACTTGGATGACCTCGACGCGCGACACCTTACTCTCCAGGACTTGGTGTCGGCGAAGAAGGCGGCGCGTTTGCCGCAGCCTGATCCACTGGCGTTGGCGTTTGAGGCAACACAGTTGCAAGTCACGGTGCCAACCCTCCAAGAGTTCTACCACCACTGCGTTGATGGCACCCGTGAACAGGGTATTGCCGCCATCCAGGCAATGCGCCGTCGTGTGCGTGGCTTGGGAGGAAGTGCCATCAAACAGTGATGTGCCTGTTTTGTGGCCATGGTCACTCTTCGATTCTCTTGCCAGCCACAGTTCCAATGGCGTGTCCGTTGGGTGCTTGTTGCCCCGGACCCCGGGGTTCTAGCTGCCGTTGGCGCCACCCCGGGGGAAGGCGCACGGCACGCATTGGCTTGGCTCTATAGTGATAACCTTTTTCTTCTTGCGACACCGCTTTCTTCAACCTTGGGTGTCGGCTACATACGCGGCGGTAGTGCCGTATGTGATTGGTTCGCGTTGGCATGCGTTACAGGACAACACAAATGCATGCACCAACGCTTTAGATTTGCACCATGGCTGTCTTGGGGGCACTCATCCACTGCGCGTTGTCATGATTCAGGGGTAGGATGACGTGTGTGGTTACTGGGGTCCCACCAAGCAGCGCCTTGCCCGCTAAGCGGGCCATGGTGTTGGCGCCGGGGTGACGCGTTTGCGCTAGCAATGAGCGCGCCTGCGCAGTGTCCTTTTACGCGTATTGGACATGGGTAGTTGTGGTGTGTGTTAGTTCAAGGGTGGGGAGGCAAATCCTTGGGGTCCTCACGAGCGGGGGGCACACCCATCGGGGGCGCGGCCACGCGCCGGGCGGCATACCATTGCGGG